AGACTGCTAAGTCGCGTCTGAGTAAGGAGAATAAAGATGTTACGGTGCGCCTTTATTACGATGAGCGTGGTCTTGATCGATATTATGGTCTTCTTGAACTGGGAGAACTGGGTGGTCTCTGGAAAAATGTGGCAGGTCGTTATGAAATGACTGTTGATGGTGAGACCAAGAAAGTCTATGCTAAGGCAATCTTGAAAGATCCTGAAACATATTTTACTGAAGACGTTATGGAGAAACTTGATGAAATTGCAAAAGAACAATTTTCATACGGTTCGTCACTATAATAATATTCTTCCTGACGAGGTATGTGATGCCTTGATTGAGATGTTTGAAGTAAATACACAGGGTCACGAAAAAATAAATGAAAATCATAAACCCTGTTTTACGCAGTTAAATATCAATCTTGATATACCATCGTTAGTTCCAGGATTAGTTCAATATACAAAACTTGCATATAAGAAGTATAGTGGAGATATTCAATCTCCATATCTTCCAACATTGGATTATATGGAAGAGTTTCGTATCAAAAGATATTGTCCTGGGGGAGAGGAAAGATTTGATGAACACGTAGATGTGACTGACCATGCTTCTGCTAGGAGGTCAGTTGCATTTCTTTTTTATTTGAATGATTGTAATGGGAATACTGTTTTCCCTAAACAGGGGTTGAATATAAAACCCAAACGTGGTAAGGTGGTTGTGTTTCCTCCCACCTGGGAATATCCTCATAGTGGATTGGCACCTAAAGATAGGAACAAATATATTTTGAGTACATACATTCACTATGGATAAAGTTGAAATCCTAATTCTTAGGAATCTTCTTTTCAGAGAAGAATATCTTCGTAAGGTGGTTCCTTTTATTAAACCAGATTACTTTGAAGACGTTACTCAAAAGATTGTCTTTGAGGAAATTCTTAATTTTGTTCAAGAATATAATCAACCACCCACAAAAGAAGTTCTTTGTATTGAGGTTGAAAAGAGGAGTGATATTAATGACACCTCATTCACAGAAGTAACAAAGTTCATCAGTTATCTTGAGGATGTTCCAACGGACTTTGATTGGTTGGTTGATACTACTGAAAAGTGGTGTAGAGATCGTGCTATCTATTTGGCACTAATGGAATCCATCGCTCTTGCTGATGGCAATGATAAAGAAAAAGATCGTGATGCTATCCCTAGTATTCTGTCAGATGCTTTGGCAGTTTCTTTTGATGCTCACGTAGGACACGACTACCTTCTTGATTATGAGGCAAGATATGAAACGTACCACCGCAAAGAAGACAAAATCGAATTCGACCTTGAGTATTTCAACAAGGTTACAAAAGGTGGTCTCCCGAATAAAACGCTTAATATTGCTCTCGCTGGCACTGGTGTCGGCAAGAGTTTGTTTATGTGCCATGTTGCAGCTTCCGCACTCTTGGGAGGGAAGAACGTACTATACATCACGCTTGAAATGGCTGAGGAGAAAATTGCAGAGCGAATTGATGCTAATTTACTCAATGTCCCTATTCAGGAGATAACTGATCTGCCAAAGATGATGTTTGAGAGTAAGGTAAATAACCTTGCTAAGAAAACTCAAGGCACCTTAATTATTAAGGAGTATCCTACTGCATCTGCTCATGCTGGACACTTTAAGGCACTTCTTAACGAACTTGCACTTAAGAAGTCATTTAGACCTGATATTATTTTCATTGATTACCTTAATATATGTGCTTCCAGCAGGTATCGCGGAAATAGCACTGTCAATTCATATAGCTATATCAAGGCAATTGCTGAAGAGCTTAGAGGGTTGGCTGTCGAAGCGAACGTACCTATCGTATCTGCCACCCAGACTACCCGTTCTGGTTACGGTAGCTCTGACGTTGAGCTTACTGATACTAGTGAGTCCTTTGGTCTCCCTGCTACTGCTGATCTTATGTTTGCCCTTATTTCAACTGATGAGCTTGAGGAACTCGGGCAGATTATGGTGAAGCAGTTGAAGAATCGTTATAATGACCCAACGATTCACAAACGTTTCATTGTCGGCATTGACCGTGCCAAGATGCGTCTTTATGACTGTGAGCAGTCAGCACAAGATGATGTTCTTGACAGAGGCAAAGAAGAAGAGTATACTTATGAGGAACAAAAACCAAAGAAATCGTTTGAGGGGTTTAAGTTCTCATGAGAGGTTACTATTCTGTTTTCAACCCAAGAGGTGAAAAGATTGCCGACTGTGGTCAAGAAAGAGATGCAGTGAATCTCATTGGATCAAGAAACCGACGGTGGGATGGACATTACTTTACGTTCATTCCTTTGCCTGGTGACATTGTTGATGTCGCTTCTTCTAAGCAACTACCTACAAAAGACATCGTTGTTAATATGGACGGTGGTGTTGGTGGTAGTTGGAAAGAAGTAGATTATGTTGACATTGGTGGTCAAAAGATTGCCACCCAACAAAACCTCCCTCAAAATTACCAAGAACCATTTATTCCCGATTTTCATGACTAAAGTTGATACCGAAAAGTACGTTGAGTTTGTAAGTGCAGTCACGAGTGAACCATCCTCAAACTTTGGTTCTATGATGTCTCGTCTTACTGAACTTGAAGTTGCTGATTGTGATGTACCACATCTTTTGACTGCTGCTGTAGGAATGTCTGCAGAAGCAGGTGAGTTTACTGAAGTAGTTAAAAAAATTATCTTTCAGGGCAAACCTTGGAATGAAGACAATGCTTTTCATCTGAAACGTGAACTGGGAGATGTTCTTTGGTATGTTGCTCAAGCCTGTATGGCACTTGATACAACCTTTGATGAAATTATTGAAATGAATGTTGAAAAACTTCAGGCACGATATCCTGGTGGTAGTTTCGATGTTCATCAGTCCGAAAACCGTAAGGAGGGAGACCTGTGATTAAACTTGAACTTGAACTGCAAAATGCTGCATCAATTCGTCACGTTCTGTTCAAAGAACAAGAACGATACACTTACGACGAAAAAAGTTGCCCACAACGAATTGTTGATATTCGTGAAGTGATTGTTAACCTTGATAACCAAATTGATGAGGAACTGAGAAATGAAACTACTGACGTTGGATGACTATAAAAAAGCTGGTGAAGAGTTTTGGCCTAAGTATTGGTATGTTGCCAAAGAACTAGGTGAAGATTCTAAACCGGAAGACATCCTAAAAGTTATGGAAGCGGTTGGCGGTGTAGCACTCAAGATTAAACTTGATGATAAACTGTCAGGACCTTTTGGTTTTAATAAAAAGAAGGAAGAGAATGATGACTAAAAGAACTTATAGTGATAAAGGTGGTCAAACTTGGGAGTGGGAAGAAACTCCAGAAACTATTGAAGCACTAAAGAAACTCCATGAATCAGCAAAACGAGTCCAAGAACTACGGTACACCAAACCAAAACGAGCATCCTGAGATTGCCGAAGTAGACTGGATTGATGATGCCTTCTATATCAGGAAGACACGTTTCGGTCTATATACCAGTGTGTTGAAAAATGGAAAAGATTTTTTGACTGGTGGTACTTATGATGGTGTTCTGCAAATGTCACGTTGGCATCTCAAATGTGAACAAGAAGGAACACTTCACCTTTATACAAGAGTGGTGAATAGTGGAGTAGTTGGTGGAAAACTCTGATAGTTATAAATTTGGTGGACTTGATAGAGAACCTGTCAATATACTAAGGTTAATCAGTGAACTTGAGGGGTCATATCAACTCCTCAAGTACATGGGTTTCAAAGAAGACATGGAAACCATTGGTCAAATTAAAAAGAAGTACTATAGTATGTACTTCAAACTTAAAAAGGGGTTATAGCTCAATTGGTAGAGCGCCTGCTTTGCACGCAGGAGGTTTGGGGTTCGAGTCCCCATAACTCCATTCTAAATACTTAAAAAAAGTTTTTGAGTAATGGCAAAAAGAAAACTTCCCAATAGGGGTTATATTTTTGAGGCGGTTTGGGCTGCTGCTGTTTCTGCTAGGTTTTATAAAAGATTTGGAAAGGTCCAAAGATTACAGAAAATGAAAAAAACTTATGCTGCTAGAGGACTTACTCAAATTGGAAAACTTCCTCCTGTAAATTATAATGATGTTACTAACATTCTGCAGCAGTTATTTTCGCAATCTGGAGGTAGCATATCAACACAAACGCAAAATGATGCTAGATTTGATGTTAATGTTCAGGACTATTTAAATATTCAAGTTGGTGTCCCTGCAGCAGTTAATACCTTGTTGAGAGGATACGCTAGTAAAAATA